TCCCAAACCCATTCTTTACCTTCCATAATACCTTCAACGAAAGCATTAGGAGCGGATGGATCAGCAACAATGTCTGCTGCAGTTGCAAGAAAAAAATCGCTTTGCACGATCTGTGCTTTGTCTTTCGATTCTGATTTCAAAGTTCCCATTCCCCTTGAGGAAACACCTAACCTTGCACCTTCATCAATAAAACTCTTCACAATTCTTCCGTTTGGTGTATCAAGTATCTTTGCTCGACCAACAAAATTAGATCCCTCTTTTACTAAAGAAGTAATCATATGAGAGGCACGATCCAAATTAACAGTTGGACCTTCAGGATGACCTAACTCTCCAAATGCACGTTTTGGTTCAACGTATTCTTTCACATAACGTTTTACTTCTTTTTCTAGAACGTCCAAAGGATATATTCTTCCGTTTTTATTTTTTGTTTCCGATTGCATAAAAATACCTTCGATAAAATACTGCTTAGGTTTATCGGAACTTGCTTCAATTAGTTCATAATCCACGGCTTCTTGTAACTCGCAAATTAGTTTCATTTTGTTTACCCTTTGTTATTAAATGCAAAATCTAAGATTTTCATGAATGATTTTGTATCTTTGTTCATGTTATCTTGTGTTTTTTTCTTATTACTACTATTTAGTGAATCGAATGTCTTCAGAATAGTTTTTGCTGAATCTGCATCAATTGGTACAGATGTTCCAGATTTGAAAGTTATATCCGATTCTTTTTTCTTTTTTACTATACTTCTTAACTGGTCAATAACATCTTCCTTAACGTTGACCGACTCTGTGCTTGGAACTAATAGATAGTCTCTCATTTTATTGAAACTATTCGATGCTATCGCAATCTTATTAGACCACCAAGTAGGTAAAGATTCTTCTGAATCCATACTCTGTAGTTTTTTCAATATTTGAGCTGCGTCTTCTATGACAATCTTACATTGTCTGACTGCACTTGCGACATCAGTATGACCATCTTCTTTTAGTGATACTAGTTCATTTTGTAAATCTTTAAACGATTTCATTATATACCAGCTGACGCTACTACTGTGTACGTTCCGTTTGTTACATTTGCTAGTATAAATTGGTCAGGATCTTTATTAATTATTGTTACTGACCCTGCAGGAACAGTGATAGAACCTTGAACTGTTCCGCTCGTTCCTCCCTCTTCTCCATCATTTTCAACTACTGAAATGATTGAAATCGCAGATGCGTAAACCGCAACAGATGTTGCTTTGCCCAAACTTAATTCGGTCTCAGTTGTGGCAGTTTTTGCTGCTAATAGTTTCATTGTGTCTCCATTGGTTGTGCTTCTACTTCTGGTTGAGGTTCAGATTGAACTTCTACTTCTGGTTGAACTTCTACTTTATCTTGAAACATACTAGCAGAAACTTCTTGTTTTCTTGTTGCCAAAGAACTCATTACTTTATCTGCTATGATTGAATCAAAGGCATCGTTTACTTTTATTGGTTGTGCACTCATTGCAAAATCTACAATGTCTACAGCTTTAAATTCTTTTTGTACTGGTTGTTCTGCCATTTTTATCTCCAAAAAATTATCTATTAATATTTATAAACATTATGACACTCTAAATGTCATCAATAGTCATATCACCATCAAAGTCACCCTCTTTTTTCTCTTTTTCTATCTGTGCATCTTCGGATCTTATCTCTTCTTCTGACTGTCTTAGAATATTCTTTCTAAAATACTCTCTAGAATAATAATTACCGACATATTCTTCCATGTTTCTGGCAAGATCAACTCTCTGAGTCATTGTTTCTTGTTGTTTGAATTCTGTATAGTAATGATCTTTTTCAAACTTATAATGAACTCTGTCTTTTATTTGAGACCATTCTTCAGAAGTAATTATATTTTTTAAAATTAATTGTTTTTCTAGTATTTCGCCAAAAAGCATTGCAAATCTTGTTTGTAATTTACCAATAAACTTACTGAAAAGAAGCTCGTCCCTAGTAATCTCGCTTTCTCTCCCCAAAGAGAAACCAGAGTCAGCCTCTAGTCGAGATACAGGAACGTGCATTGCCTTGTACATTTTCTTTTGAAAGTATTCCACATCTTCCAATTGACCTAAATTTTCTCCGCCTGGAAGAGTAGTAATTTCTGTTCCTCTACCACCTTCTCTACGAGGCAACCAATAATCTTCCAACATTGATTGATGTCGTCTGTCGTCTTTGACTTCACCAGTAGTCGAATCATAAACCAGTTTGTTTTTATATCGTGTCATAATGTCACGAATATATTGTTCTGCTTTTAATTTAGGTAGATTACCAACATCAATGTAGAAAATCCTTCGTTCAGGAGCTCGTGAGATACGATAGATGACAATAGCATCTTCTACCATTCGGAGTTGATTGAGTGGTTTGATTGCTTTGTGGAGATAAGATAATACACCAGTTTTTGTAGGATTAAGTAAACCAGAAGTAGAGTATGCGATACTATCACCCGAAATTAATACACCATCGGATGTTCTATTTCCCAATCCAGATTCATTGTAGTTGAACATTGAATTGACACTTACTTCTTTTTTCTTTGGGTCAGCAGTATCTTTTTGATTAATCTGTTTTACTTTTTTGATTTTTGTAGCATCTAAACTACGAAGTTCAACAATTCCAAGATTTGGATTGTTCTCATCAATCATAATATGATAGTATAACTTACCTTCTACATACCACCTGCGAAAAATATCGTAACCAAAATTATTGAAATTCAACAAATCCAATACTGTATGAAATTCATCGGTTACTTTTTTCTTAATTCCAACGGATAAATTTGTTCTGTCAAGGATAATATCAACAGGATTCCGTGTATCATCTATTACAATTGATTCGTTGATAATATTATCTATTGCTATTTCACAATCAGATGTTTGAGCCATTTCACGATATTTTAGAATCAGTTCAATTTCACTTTTATACTGACCATCTAAATCCAGAGAGGTACCGTAAGCACCAGCTCCAGATACCATCATAGAACCATCGTCATTTTCCGGCATAGTAAATACTGGAACATTTGCGTTTGGTGCACCAGATGATTTTCTTTCAATTTTGAAACCAAATATTTCAAAAGCCATAATTTATTCTCCTATTGTAATTTTTCATATAATTTTAATTCTCCCACCTATCATAACTCCAAGTGCAACTATAAGTTTCGATAGTTCCAGCTGACCAATCAAGAGTGATCGCGGATAAGTCAGTTGGAAATGCTCCTATAAACTTATACGTTTCTAAACTGCTAGCGTCTTTACCAAATTGAGTAACACTTATATCTTGTTTATAACCGGCATTTTCACCTTCTCTTTTTACACCTACCTTAGTTATGTCTCCACTTCTAGTATTTAGTTCGGGGTTTGAGAGTAAATTCATCCATTTTTCTATTTTTTTCCTCACTCCAAAATCTTCATCATTTATAATAGTAGTTTCCCACGTCGCAAAAGTTCTATCTGAAGCAACTTTTATTGCTTTTCCGTGATAAAATACATCATATGTTGTAATTGTACTTGCTGGGATAGATGCTGCTTGTATTAGGAATTGTGATGTATCAACTGGTATTAGGCCAGGAGGACCATCAGTTGGATTGAGTGCAGCAGGAAAGTTAAGATTGACACGAAAGAGAGATGACTTTGCACCACCTCCCCTTAGATTTGATTTGAATTCTGAAAGTGCGAAAGCCATTCATTTATCTGTTTCTATAAATTAATTATGTGTCCAACTATCGTAACACCATTCAACATCGAAAGACATCATTCCATCAACACTCCAATCTACTGGCATTGATGCAATAGACGTTGGCCAAAGATTTTTCATTGTGTAACTTTCTCCATCACTACCATCTTTATTGACTTGAATGACAGTACCGAGACCTTCATTATATGTAGTACCCTTTACATAAGCACCGTATGTTGCATTTCTTTGACCGTCTAACCTACCAGAAATTTGTCTCATCCATTCTTGGATTCTATTTCTTATTGAAAAATCTTCATCGTTCATGATAGTAGTTGACCAGTTAGCATAAGTTCTAAATCCAGAATAATTAATTGGTCTTCCACCATAATTTATAGGTTGTGCAGCAATTGTTGATTCTGGAATTGAAGTAGCTTTAATTAAAATTTGCTCATCTTTAGTAATAGAGAGACCAGTGTTGGGTGTATTTTGAATCGATACTTTAAATAAATTCGGCCTAGCTGAGCCACCACCATTAGCAAGTCTTGATTTAAATGTGGATAGAAGTGGTAATGCCATTGTTTTCCTTTAATTTTAAATTATACTATTTATTACTCGGACTATGCAGCACCTTCTTGTGTTCCGTTTGTAGTAGCAATTTTTCCTGCTTTCATTGTAAAGTAATCATAAGACCATGTGACTGCAAAACTTTCCATTTCACCACTACTATCATAATCTAGTGCAATCGCTTCGACTGAAGTAGGCCAACAATCTCTAAATTGAAATTTCATTCCTTCTTTACCATCTTTGCCAAAGTGAGTTAAATCAACTTGTCCGTTAAATGAAGATGGAGGACCAGAAACCCCTTCATTAGTAGTAGGGTCATTTATTATATCTGTCCAAGTTTCTAAAGCAGTTCTAATATCATAGTTTTCGGCATTATAAAAAGTTGTCGATAAAGTTTCAAAAGACATCTCGCCGGGAATTTTGGTTATTCTACCAAAATATGGTTTTTCTATTGGTGTGATAGTCAAGCCAGGTATCGCAGAAGTAAAACATTTATGTACATGATCTGCTGGTATAGTAACACCAGTTGGTGATGCTACTATCTCTATCTTGAATAAACTTGGGCGAGCTCCCCCTAGTTTGAGAGCTCCTTTAAAATCTGTAATAGATCCATATGCCATTTAATTTCTCCTAATCTTGTTGTAATTATTTATATCAAAAATATTAAATAGCACCTACGATTTCGGAGAATTCTACACCACTTCTAACAGCAACAAAGTTGAGTTGAATGAAGTTGATAGCTCGTGAAGGTTTGATGAAAATGTCTCCTCTAAACGAATTAGAATCTACAACTTGAGCAGTATTATTAGAAGCATCACACACGACTCTAAAGTCTTGTATTCCACCTCTACCTTGAATGTCTCTCAAGAACGGTTCTACCATTGCAACAAACTGTGAACGTGTGAACTCATCGTTGAATTCAAACATCTGAAACTTAGCAGAATTTGAAATTGCTTTTTCCAGAAGAATGAATAGTCGTCTTACGTTGATTCTATCAAACGCAGATGGTTTTGTTAATTGTGTCTTATCTCCAAAAAGAATTACTCCTTCGCCTGGAAATGAAACAACAGGATTAACTTGTGCTTGATACAACTTATCACGTTCTGCTTGCTTAGGATTGTAAGGAAGTTGAACCACACCTTTAATCTGACCTCTGGTAAAACCAGCTGGAGAGAAGAAAGGATCACGAACTTGATCTGTCTGAGCACAAAGACCGGCTATATCACCATTCAACGGAACAAATCTCATCTTATCGTTATGTTTGTCGAACTGTTGTTTATATCCAGAATCCATAACAGCGTAAGAGGAATTCTTATTGACTGTATCTCTAAAATCAATTATGTTATCTGTAGCAGTTGAAGAGGATGTTACACCAACAACATCTGCTTTTTCTGGTGAGAAGAAAGCTACACAATCTTTTCTTGCGTCTGCGAGGTTATCGATAATGTGTCTTATGACTGTTGAACTGTGATTACCACACATTACGAGTGAAAGATCAACATCTTCAGCACTTGCCATTAGGTCATATGCACGAACAACATCAGCATCTGCGGGACCAGTTCCGTCTGTTCCACCATTAAAACTAAGTGACAATGGAAATGATGCATTTTCAAAGGTATCTGAAGTTTGAACTCCAGTAGAATCAGCGGTTGCACCCCAAGCACGAAATGTTGCGGTTCCGTCAGTAACTATTGTTCCGTTACCAGCGGTATCGTTACCGGCTACTGCAGATGCAGTTGTTCCGTGTCCACCCAATGTTGGATGGTCTAACCACCACAAATATGCAGATTTTCTGTTGATGACATTCTTATAGAAAACATCTTCGCCTTGGCCATCTCTTGCTCCAATCGCTACTGACAGATTAGCTTGTGCCTCTAGAACCTCTCCTTTTGTTCCTGAAAACTCACCAAATTCATC